CTGAATATGAAGCCATTCCTAGAAACTCTGAGAGTGTTTTAGTATCTGAGTCAACGAGTAGGTTCAGTAGTGCTATTTGGTTTGATAAGATTCAGACTAAGACTATTACCTTAGCTGGCCTTGGCGGAATTGGTAGTTATGTAGCCTTCTTGTTAGCAAGAATGAATCCTGAAAGGATTATTTTATATGACGACGATGTTGTAGAAGAGGCTAACATGTCTGGGCAGCTTTATTCAAAAGATCAGGTTGGACAGGCTAAAGTGAATGCAACAAATAGTAATCTTATAGATTTTGCGAATTACTATAATACCTTTGTTTTCAATGAAAGATTCACTTCTGAATCAACACCTACGGGGATTATGATTTGTGGCTTTGATAATATGGATGCTAGAAAGCAGTATTATTATAAGTGGAAATCTCTTGTAGATACTTTTCCAGAGGAAACACAGAGAATGTGTCTATTCATTGATGGGCGTCTTGCTGCAGAAAACTTCCAGGTATTTTGCATAACTGGAGACAACAAATACTACCAGTCAGAATATGAATCAAAGTATTTGTTTTCTGATTATGAAGCAGATGAGACCATTTGTAGTTATAAGCAGACTACATTTATGGCAAATATGATTGGCTCTATAATAGTAAACCTGTTTGTTAATTTCTGTGCTAATGAGTGTGAGCCGCTAGTCCCCAGAGACTTGCCGTTTTATACGGAATATAATGCAGAAACAATGTTCTTTAAAGTTAAAGCATAATGGAATTCTCTTATCAATATAACAGAGTCATGGGGGCGTTTACAGAAGCTGCTTATACAGATTTTTTTGGCAACTCTTCTTTAGAGAGAAATGAAAACTTTCCAATATTTGCTGTCTGTGAAGTTTCTAATCTCGGTGGAGAAATTCCAACATTCCTCAAATCACTTATTAGAAATGTCCCCAGCTCTGGATCTTATAGGGTTGTATATCCTATGAATGTCTCACAGAACTATCGACAGGTTACAGGAGCAGAAACAATACTTAAAGAGTTCTGTCTAAATACTATGGGCACAAGGCTTACAAAGATAAATACTCCTAAAGGAGAAACTTATTATGGTGGTAGGGGTGTAGTATTTGATAAGGATTTTAATCCTTTGATGTATACTACCGTAACAATTGCAAATGAAGATGAGAGACTTAAGTTAAGTGGGTATAAACTTCATATTCATCCCCAAGTGTTTTTAAATGATACTGCGGTAGTGAATAAGTCTATACTTAAAAAAGCAATTGCATATTTCCTTGAGAAAGGAGTAGCCACTGGATGGAGGTCCCCTCGTGAAAAAGTAACTGTATTGGTTGACGATGGTTCAGAATTCTTTAAGAAGCCTAATCGTCCAGATGTAAATACATCTAATGAAGACTTCAATGCCGTTTTGCAAGAGGATATTGCAGAAGTCCTTAATCAATTAACATATTCTTAGCTATGACTTTTCAAGAGATATTTAATGATTGGAGTGAAGTTATAAACTTCAATTTATTGGTGGACACACTAAATAAAATTCCAAATGTGCCCATATGTCCAGTAAAAGCAAATGTGTTTAAAGCATTTAATTTATGTTCTTTAAGAGATTGTAAAGTTGTTTTTGTTGGACAAGATCCATACCCTCAAAAAGATGTAGCAACAGGAATTTTATTTGGAAACTCTAAAGATACTCCTGAAGAAAAACTCTCTCCTTCATTAAATATACTCAGAGAAGCAGCTATAGATTATACAAAGTTCCATAATTATCCAATTGATTTTGATATTACTCTTGAGAGTTGGGCAAAACAAGGAATTTTAATGTTAAATTCTGCTTTGACTGTTGAAATGAATAAAATTGGGTCTCACACTAATCTGTGGAGACCCTTCATTTCACAGTTTCTACAAGATTTATCATCAAGATACTTTGGAATTGTGTATGTATTGTTCGGACAGCAGGCACAAACATTTGAACCATATATAAAGAAATCCTACAACTGTGTCTTAAAAGAAAACCATCCTGCATACTATGCCAGAACTAATACAAGAATGCCATCAACTATATTCACACAAGTAAACAATTACTTAAAGGAGCAGTACAATGACAGGATAGTGTGGTATAAAGAGTTTAATGAAGAAAGTATCTAATGACCAAAAACAAAAAAATTAGAAATGCTACTTCAGCTAAAATCAAGGGTATAACATTTAAGTCTCAAACAGAAAAAACCATCTATAGAACCTTAGTGGAAAATGGAATAAATCCAGAATATGAGAAATACACATTTACTCTATGGAATGGTTTTAATCCAATTACTCCATTTTATGACCAAGAAACAGATAAACAACAGGAGAAAAGAAATTCTGAAGAAGATTCTGAAAGAAAAACTCCAAAAATCTTAGTACTAAAAGAAAGCCCTATTGTGGGTATTAGATATACTCCAGATTTCCATTTTGTGAAAGATGGAGTAGACATATGGATTGAAGTCAAAGGTATTGAAAATGATGTCTTTTATATTAAGAAAAAGATGTTTAGAAAGTACCTCGATGACCAATTTATAAAAGATGGTAAAAGAGCAATGTTCTTTGAAATCTATACTAAGAGACAAATGTTACAAGCCTTACAAATAATTGATGAGTATGTCAAGTCCATTAAAGAAGATAAATGAACTGATTACATTCTTGCCAACTGAAGATATTCCATTTGCCAAAAGGTTTTTACAAACCCATGATTATGATTCTTTAAAAGAACTAACATGGTCTGCTTTACAGAGATTTGAAAAGGCTTTAGAGAGTGGAAAAAATCTTGATAAATATAAAGACTTTGATATAGATAAAATCAGAGAGTTGGCAGTTGAATGTAATGACTATTATTATTTAATTTATCCAGAAGAGCTTCTAGATGATGATATCTACGAAGACAATGTTGGTGATGAGGATATAGATATATGAGAGAAAAGTCATTAAAAGACATTAGCTGGCAGGTATCAGAGGATGAATATAGACAGGACCCATCACTAAGCTATTCAACAATTGCTACTTATAAAAGAAGTGGCTTTGAAGGTCTTGACCAGTTGTATGAAAGAAAGGACACTCCTTCATTAACTTTTGGCAGTGCAGTAGATGCTCTCATAACTGGTGGAGAATCTGAATTTAATGACAGATTCATTGTTGCTGATTTTCCTGATATACCAGATGCAATTGTCAAAATAGTGAAAGCCTGCTTTGATTTGTATGCATCTTCCTATAGAAATCTTACAGATATTCCAGACTCTAATATAATTACCATTGCTGCTAGTTTTAACTACCAAAATAATTGGAAACCAGAGACAAGGGCAAAAGTCATTAGGGAAAAAGGAGAAGAGTACTATCAATTACTGTTCTTATCTGAGAACAAAACAATTCTAACCAGCACTACATATACTGAAGTACTTGCTGCTGTACGAGTATTAAGGGAATCTGAAGCAACTAAATTTATGTTTCGGCCTGACGACCCTTTTGATGATTCTATTGAAAGATTATATCAATTAAAGTTCAAAGCTACTCTTGATGGTGTAGATTATAGATGCATGAGTGATTTACTTATTGTAGACTATAATAAAAAGATTATATATCCAAAAGACTTAAAAACTTCTTCTCATTATGAGTATGATTTTTATAAGTCTTTCATTCAATGGGATTATCAAATTCAAGCAAGGCTATATTGGAGAATTATAAGAGATAATTTAGATAGAGACCCATATTTCAAATCCTTTACTTTAGCTGACTATGAATTTGTTGTAGTCAATAAGAAAACACTTAATCCTTTGGTGTGGGAGTTTAAATTTACCACATCAGTTGGCACACTTTATGTGGGTAAAAATGCCCCTCATGGAATAGAATTAAGGGACCCTGAAGAGTTAGGAAAGGAGTTAAATCACTACCTGAAGACTCGTCCTATTGTGCCTGATGGGATTAAGCTTGTTGGAAGTAATGACCTTATAGAGTGGATAAATAAATATGAATAAAGTAAAGAAAAGAAATGGTTCTCTTGAGAACTTTAGCTGGGAAAAGATTGATGCTGCTGTAGAAAAAGCATTTAAAGCACAGGGTAAAGAGGTGCCGCCTCTTGTATCTGACATTGTCCATGATACAATTGAAATGAAGCACTCTTCTGAAGATGTCATTGATATTGAAGATATTCAGGATGATGTAGTTAAAAGTATCATTGCAGCAGGAGAATGGGATGTTGCCTTAGCCTATAGTTCCTATAGGGAAAAACACAAGGAACTGAGGTTTATTAAGGAGAGGGTTGATTGGATTGACAACTATATGGAGTCTAAGGAAAATGCTGCCACTTCGTCAGAGACAGATGCAAATGCAAATGTTTCAATTAAGAATGTGGCAAACATTGATGGTGAAGTATATAAGTCAATCAATCGACAGATTCAACGATACAGAATGACAAAGCAACTTGAGAAACAATTTCCTGAAGTTGCAAAGCAGTATGTTGAAGACCTTGAGCACCATATAATCTATGCACATGATGAAGCATCTTCTCCTGCAGTAAAGAACTATTGTGAAGCAGTTTCCTTGTATCCTTTGCTTGTTGATGGTACTAAAGGAATGGATGGTCTTGGTACAACTGCACCAAAGAATCTTAGTAGTTTCTGTGGGCAGCTTGTCAATTTGACATTCCTCCTATCAGCCCAGTGTAAAGGTGCAGTGGCATTTGGAGAATTCTTTAACTTCTTGGATTATTTCTGCACAAAAGACTTTGGTCCTAATTATCATGAAAAGGCATATAGAGTTGAAGCATCTGCATATCCTAGACGATTGATTGTTGATGCTATTCATCAGGCTTATCAGCAGATAGTTTATGGATGGAATCAACCTGCAGGCAACAGGAGCTATCAGAGTCCATTTACTAACATTTCTTATTATGATGAGAATTATTGGCATGCCCTATTTGATGACTTCTATTTCCCTGATGGTACTCAGCCTAGGTGGGAAAGAGTTAATTGGCTCCAGCATGACTTTATGGAATGGTTTAATAATGAGAGGACCAAAACTTTGCTAACCTTCCCTGTCGAGACAGTTGCTTTGCTTAGTGAAAATGGTGATATTAAAGATAAGGAATGGAAAGACTTTACTGCAGAAATGTATAGCAAAGGACATTCATTCTTTACTTATATCTCTGATAATCCTAATGCTTTAGCATCTTGTTGTAGACTTAGAAATGAAATTGCAGAGAATGTATTTTCATTTACTAATGGTCTTACTGGAGTTCAGACTGGTAGTGCTAATGTAATTACTCTTAATCTTAATAGAATTGTTCAGGATTGGAGTGAAATGATGAAGAGGCTTAATAAGGGTGATTGGACTCAAGAAAGAGCAAGAGAGTCTTTTGCTGACTTATATGAGTATCTTGTAAACATTCTTGAAAGAGTCTACAAGTATCACATTGCCTATAAGACTCTTCTCTATGAAGTTGAAGATGCTGGTATGTTGAATGCTTCTACTGCTGGATATATCAATATGCACAAACTATTCAGTACTATTGGTATAAATGGTTTAAATGAAGCAGCAGAGTTCTTAGGAATTAAATGTAATTATAATGAAGAGTACAAAGAGTTTTGCAGGCTTATCACTGGAACAATTGCTGAACAAAATAGACTCCACAGCTCAAAAGACTTCCAGTTCAACACCGAACTTGTCCCAGCAGAGGGCTTATCAAGCAAAAACTACGCATGGGATAAGGCGGAGAACTACTGGGTTCCTTCTGACAGAAATCTATATAATTCCTATTTCTACATTGCCAGTGATGAGAACACCTCAGTATTGGACAAGTTCAAGTTGCACGGAAGGGAATTCACAGAACTCCTTGATGGAGGAGTGGGTCTCCACTGTAACTTGGAAGAACATCTAAGTAAGGAGCAGTATCTTAAACTTATAGACTTTGCTATTGCTCATGGCACCTCATATTTCACCTTTAATATCCCTAATAGTGAGTGTGATGATTGTCATTATATTAGCAAGACTCCTATAAAGGTTTGTCCTAAATGTGGAAGTACACATATTACTTGGTGGACTAGAGTTATTGGTTTCCTAAGACCTATTAAGTTCTTTGATAAAGAGCGATACAAGGAGGCCTTGACAAGGGTATACACCAAAAAGGAAGATGTATGTTAAAGTTTGTAGATTTTAAAGTAACTTTTTCTGAAGTTCCTGATGAAATATCTTTATGTATAAGTTTGAGTGGCTGTCCAAACAGATGTAAGGGCTGCCACTCAGCTTATTTACAAGAAGACATTGGTACAGTACTCACTATACCAATGCTGGATAGGATGATTGAGAGTAATGATGGAATTACATGTGTCTGCTTTATGGGTGGAGATAATGATATTCCTTCACTTATAAATCTTTCAAAATATGTTAAACAGAATCATCATTTGAAGACTGCTTGGTATAGTGGACTAACATTTACTCCTTATATTGACAGACCTAGTGTAGAATATTTTGATTATGTCAAGACAGGTCCTTATATAGAATTATGTGGGCCCCTCACCTCAAAATTAACAAATCAAAGATTTTACAAAAAGGAAGAAGGTTCTATTATACAGTTTAAAGATATTACATATAGGTTCTGGAAAGATGATTAAAATTTATAGAAAGCCTGGATGGCAACTGAATCCAAATGACACCATAGTCAATGCTATTTTAAATAGAATTGAGCTTAATAATGGAGAATGCCCGTGTGTAAATCCTGGAGAAACACATGAAGATAGATGCTGTCCTTGTAAGGAATATAGAAAGAATGACTGTTGTCATTGTAGTTTATATTTGAAGAAGGATGAAAGTAAAGATTAAAAAACTTAATAAAGATGCTCAAATTCCTACCTACGCCAATCCTGGTGATGCAGGTATGGATGTAGTTGCTACATCTAAAACCGAAGCTGGTGATTACATTGAGTATGGTACAGGCCTTTCATTTGAAGTTCCTGAAGGATATGTTTTACTAATATTTCCGAGGAGTTCAGTAAGCAAGAAGGATTTGATACTTGCTAATTGTGTTGGAGTACTTGACTCTGGTTATAGAGGAGAGCTTAAATTCAGGTTTAAGAGACTTTATGGTCCTTTTGGTTATACTCATTGTGAATATAATGTAGGTGACAAAATAGGTCAAATTATGATTGTTCCGTATCCTAAGATTGACTTTGAAGAAGTTGAATCTCTTAGTGAAACAGAACGTGGTGAAGGTGGATTTGGAAGTACAGGAAAATAAAAATGACTGAATTAATTATTGCAAGCTGTCTTCTTATTATGTGGGGAATTATCTTATGGTTAAATTGGGAGCATCTTCACAGGAATAAGAGGAAAGAACAGACTAAAATATCTTTTAAGGAAGGGCTTGATTTAACAGAATTGCCTATAGTAACTTTTAATCAGAAAGGTAAAAAGCTTCATTTCTTATTAGATACTGGGAGTAACATTTCCTATATTAATGAAGAAGTATTAAATACTATTGAAGCTAAAGATTTAAATGAATCATCAAGTACTTTTGGTGTAGAAGGCTCTGGCATGGAAACTCATCACTACAGCATTGAGATTGGTTATAAAGACCAACATTTTGTTGAAGAGTTTGGTGCTGTTGATTTAAGCGGTGCCTTCAAAGCCATTGAGAAAGAGAGTGGTATTAAACTTCATGGTATTATAGGAAATCGTTTCTTTGAAAAATATAAATACGTTCTAGATTTTAAAGACCTAATAGCATATAGATAATGATTTACCTAGTCTCTCTAAATAGAGAATTATTTACACACTCTGACTATACAATCATAACTGTTGAGGAATCTTTGAGCATGTTGAATTCTTGGAAGGTTATTCAGTTTGATACTGAAACTTCTGGAAGAGATCCTCATATTTGTGACCTGTTATGCATGCAATTTGGCAACAGAGCAGCAGGAAATCAAATAGTAGTAGATTGCTCATGTATTAGTCCTAAAGAATACAAAGATGTACTTGAAAATAAGCAGCTAATTCTTCAAAACGCTAAATTTGATTTACAATTCCTCTATAATTATGAAATTGTACCTAGGAAAATATATGATACTATGATTGTTGAACAATTGTTGTATCTTGGATATCCTTCTTATGGCAGTTATGGGGGTGTAAGTTTCTCTTTAAAGGAGATCGCTATGCGATATTTAGGTATTGACATAGATAAAACTACAAGAGGAGAAATTATTTGGAGAGGCTTAGATAGTAAAGTTATTGAGTATGCTGCAGGAGATGTAGTATATCTTGAAGATATTGCAGACAAACAATTTGAGGAGTGTGTTAAAAAGAATTGTATTAATGGTGCAAAATTAGAGTGTGCAGCAGTTCCAGCAATGGCATATCTTGAATGGTGTGGTATTAAACTGGATGAGCAAAAATGGAAAGCCAAAATGCAAAAAGACCAAGAACACCTTGTGTCAAGAAAGAAAGCATTAGATGATTATATAGTGAATCTTCCTGGATTTGAAGAATTTACATATATTAATTATCAGGGTGATTTGTTTGCAGGATTTGATTTAACTCCTAAGTGCACTATTAATTGGGACTCTTCACAACAGGTGATAAAGGTTGCAAAGAAACTAGGATTTAATACTACTACTCAAGACAAAAAGACTGGCGAAGACAAAGATACAGTTCTTGAAAAAGAATTATCAAACCAAAAAGGTGTTGATGATGAATTCTTAAAGCTGTATTTTGATTATAAAGAAGCATCTAAAGTAGTTGGCACTTATGGTCAAGGTCATTTGGATTTGATTAATCCTAAAACTGGTCGTTTACATACTACATTTAAGCAAATTGGAGCAGCCACCGGGAGAATGTCTTCCGGTGGAGGCTCTAATAAAGACTTAGCTAAATTCAAGCATCTTAAAGACATTAAATATGTCAATATGCAGCAGTTGCCACATGATGCAGAAACAAGAGCATGTTTTGTTTCTGAGAAAGGCAACTTATTTGTGTCTTGTGATTTCTCTGCAGAAGAGTCAAGACTTGGTGCAGATGTATACAATGATACAGAGATGCTTAAAGAATTCACAGAAAGGTCTGGAGATACTCATGCAATGTTTGCTTGGGCAGTATTCAGGAAAGAGTGTGAAGAGTGCGGATGTACATCTGCATTAGATGTTAAGAAAAAGGCTCCTCAATGGAGAAATAAAGTTAAAGGTGTTGAGTTTGCTTATTTGTTTGGAGCAGCAGCACCTACTATAGCTAAATCTGCAGGATGTAGTGAAGAACAGGCTCAAAAATATATAGATGACCTAGATAAATTCTTTGCAGGTAGAACTGCCTTTGTTAAAAAGGGAAGTAAATTTGTTAGGGAAAATGGATATGTTTTAATTTCTCCGGTAACTGGCCATAAAGTTTATTGGTGGGATTGGAAAGAATGGAAAGAAAGACAAAAATCTTTTACTCCAGAGTTTTGGGAAGAGTATCGTCTTAAACATAAAGGTACAGGAGATGAAATTGCTACAATGGTTAGGCAGCATTTCCAAGCCGCAAGTAAATATGATAGATATGCTCTTAACTCACCAACACAAGGCACCGGAGCTATCATTATGAAAGATGCTATGACTCAATTATTTAACTATATTGTAGACAATAAATTATTCAATAAGGTAAAGATTTGTGTTGTAGTTCATGATGAAATTAATTGTGAATATCCAGAAACTTTAACAGATTTTCCTAATATATTAGCAAATATAATGAAAGACTCTGCAGCAAAGTATTGTAAATCTTTGCCTATTCCAGCAGAGCCTACAGTAGAACATTTTTGGGTGCATTAATATGAAATCTTGGTGGAAAAGTATATTGGAATTAATTATACTAATTCCTTTAAAGCTATTGGAACTTTTGCTAAATTGCTTTGCATATATTATCTTAGTAATTACTACTGCAATTATTAAAATTGTCAATGCTTTTAAGAAATGACATCTGAAGAATACAAGAATGCTATTACTCCTGATTTTGTTAGAAGGATTTTTGAAGATTCTATCTTACAAGACGGTGGTGAACGCTGGGCCATAACTATTTGTGGAAAAATCATTTCTGTTCAAGGTAAGGTTTTTTATAATTCCAGAGAGCAGGCAGTAAGGGCTTTTTATAATATGTTCTCATGGAGAATCAGAAGGGAATTGTTTATCGCTACACACCCTAATGAGATGCTTTATACATGGTGGTCCGACTCAGATCGGTCGGAAGTGTGGAAAATAGCTAAGAAAACTCTAACAGACGAATATGGTCTAAATTTTATTAGAATATGAGTGAACAGGTAAATCATCCGTCTCATTACCAGGGTAATGGGATTGAATGTATTGATGCTATGGAGGCTGCTTTTGGTAAAACAGAAGTAGCCTCTTTTTGTAAATTAAATGCCTTTAAATATGTCTGGAGAAGCCTTAATAAAGGAAAGTGTATTGAAGACATAGAAAAGGCAATATGGTATCTTAACAAATATAAAGAAATTCTTAAAAATGAGTAGTTTAGGCGATTATCCTGATGGAGCTAAATATGACCCTAAAGCTCCGTGGAATGAAGAAGAAAATCCAGAAGTGGAAATTGATGTAATGGTTAGTGTAACTCTCAGTAAAAAGGTTACTGTCAAAGTTAAAGACTATGAAATTGTGGATGAGGGAGTAGATGAGGATGGTGATTATTACTGTGACAAAGATTTTACTGACACTAACTTAATTGCAGCAGTTGAGGAACAGATTGTTCTGCCACAGGATGCTTCTTTATATGTAGACATTGGTACCAATCTCAAAGCAGCTAATGACTTGTCTGGCTGGCATGTTGATGAAATAGAATGTATTAAAGAATAATCATATGGCTGGGAAAGATGATAATGTTTATATTAAGCAGGGTGGGAGGTATAAGCCATTTGGATTAAGGTATGATCAAAACTATCTTCCTGATGGAATTTGGTATGTAAGGCACTATGACCACTCTTGTGGATATACCAATGTTGACCATTACTTAAGTGGCCTATATAAAGTTGGAGATGCTCCAGAGTATATAGATATCCCAAAGCTTTGTAGTATACATTCCTATACGGAATATGTAATGGCCAGTCCAGAATTTAGGGCTCTTATGGATAAAGGCAGCTATTCCTTTGCTGAACTAACTGCTAAAATTGTTTCCTTAGTAATAAAACTTAATAAAACTCTCAAAGAAAAGGAGAAAAGTAAAAATGGGACTAGATAATGGTATTATACTTAAATTAGAAGATAAAGAACTCCCTGAAGATTTCCCTGCTAAACTTGATGATTGGGATTTAAAACAAGTAACTGAGAAAGGAGAACTTGAAGTTGCTTATTGGAGGAAGTGTTGGGGTATAAGAGCTGCTATTATGGGAGTTCTTCATATGTCATCTGACGAGTACAGGCATTCTGTAGAGGTGGATGATATACCAGCCATCTGTAGAGAACTCTATAAATTCTTGCATCCAAAGTATTGGCAGGAAAATGCCGATTCAATCTGGGAGTATGATGAATATATTGATAACATGCTTGAAGTTATTCTTAACCTAAAATGGTTAGAAAATTATATGAAAAAGCATCCAGATGTAACTGCATATTTCTATGACTCTTATTAAGTATGGCACGGGTTAAGAAAATAAGTGATACCCAGTTTGTCTTAGATTGTATAAATAAAGAATTTGAGATTATAGGTAGCAATCTTCACTGGGACACTTTTGAAGAACTTTCTAAATGGTCTAAACTTCCAGAGAATAAAGAGTGGTTTTCACAGTATGAATTTAAAAATGAAGACCAGTATAATCAGTGGAAAAATTACTATTTAGACCACTTTTATGATTGGAAACCTAAGTATATTTCAAAACATGTTGCAGAAATACACTATTTTCCTTGGTTTTCTCTTCAATATGGATTTGCTCAGCGATGGGACAGATAATTAAATTGTATAACACTTGGGAGAAGGCAAAACAAGTATTTGTTAAGCCTTCTCTCAGGGTTTATTTTGGTAAGTGGTCAAAAGACCCAAATTTACCTGTTTGG